AGTACATAATTCTATAACACCTGTAGATGAGATGTTGGAATACGAAATACAAGTAGGAATAGGAACCGATAACATATCTGATTTAATGCTACCCTTTAATGATGGAGATATGTATAAAGAATTAGAGACTTTAGCTATTTCCACAAGACTATATGATGTAGATAAACTTATAACAATTGCCACTAACGGTAAAAATTTTATATGATTTTTAATGAAATTATAGTAGGCGGAATTATAGGCATTCTGTACTCGTTTTTGAAGTATAAGTATGAAAGTCATAGAACAGAGGAACAATTTAAGAGAATACATTATTGTGGTGATTTCTTAACCGAGTGTATGGGATGTCAAGAATTGGGAGTAAGTCAATATCCTTTTATACTCTATCAAATATTCAATAATACAACTAGGAATAGTTTTATCTATGAAATACACTATTTCAATAAGAGATGTTTAGCCTTTGAAGATAGAAAAACATGGAAGATAGTATTCAAAAATGATGTATCCTATGAAACTATAACAAATACTTTCTTGGAATTTCTATTAGATAATAGTTTTGACAAGATATTAATTAATGTTAAAGATTTTAAATGTATCCAAGAGAAAGATATTGACTTAACATACCTGTCATGCTATAATAAATTATTAACAAGATTATCAATGCAAGAATTAACAACATGAATCAAGGTGTTTATAAGATAATTAATACAGTAACTGGTAAATACTATATTGGTAGTTCCTCTCGCTTAAAAAGTAGAAAACAACAACATTTTGATAACTTAAAAAGAGGAGTACATCATAATAAACATTTACAAAGTTCTTATAATAAATACGGGAAAGATAATTTCATATTTGAGGTTTTAGAATATATAGTATTATCTAAAGATGTGGAACAATTAAAGAATTTATTGTTGGAAAAAGAGCAATATTGGATAGATAGTTTAAAAGCTAACAATCCAAGATACGGTTATAATAAGAGAGGAATTGCTGAAAGTAATTTAGGTATTGAATTCTCAGATGAGCATAAAAATAATTTAAGTAAAGCACTTAAGGGACGTAATGCTAGTAACAAAGGTATTCCTCATACTGAAGAAACTAAAGTGAAACTAAGGAATGCTAGAAAACTTAGAATAACCAAAGATGAAACTAGAATAAAATTAAGTGAAGCTTTAAAAAATAATAAACATTGCCTAGGATATAAACATACCGAAGAAATGAAAATAAAAGTTAGTAAAAACAACCCTAATAGAAAAAGGGTAATTAATGTAACAACAGGTTTAGTATTTCAAAGTATGTCAGAAGCATCTAAATTTTACGGCATCCCCGCACAGAACATAGGACAGGTTTGTAAAAATAAAAGAAAAATAGCAGGTGGTTATTTGTGGAAATATTTTAATGAAGGAGATACTGATGGACATATTAACTTTGTACGAGAATCTATCTAAACTAACTCAGCATAGTGAAGTTTTTTATAAAATAGAACATGAATATGATGGGTATATTATACAAACTTTCTCTTACAAATTAGCTAGTTACAGTGATTGGCTGTCTGAATGTTCATTAGAAAGTAGGGGCATATCTTTTATGAGAGATACTCATGAAAATTTATCTATATTCGCTAGACCTTTTGAAAAGTTCTTCAACTATGAAGAGAATCCTTTCACGGATAAATTGTTAGTATCTCAATTGACCCCCACATCTATCACTGAAAAAACAGACGGTAGCTTAATAATGGTGGGTAAACTTCCAAACGGTAAACTATTGGCTAAAACTAAATCTACCCCCTATTCCGACCAAGCTATCAGAGCCACCGAAATAATAAATAATAATAATCTTTATAAAGATTTCTGTAATGATTGGATAGATAAAGGATATACGGTTCTTGCAGAATATGTAGCACCTACTAACCAAATAGTCTTATTCTATCCCGAAGAAAAATTGGTTTTGTTAGCTTTGAGAAATATGCTAACAGGAGAATATCATTCCGTACATGAATTAAAGGAATGTCCTTTTGAAATTGTAAAAAAGTACAATATAAGTTTAGAAGATGTTGCTAAATTACAAGAGACTGCCTCTGGCAGAGAAGGGTTTGTAATAGT